TTTGTTAAAACAATGTATTACTCATGTTTCAAAAAGTAATGATGAGTGGGTGATGGAAATAGGAAAAAGTAGAATTCGCGCTTTGCCTTTAGGCGATGGTGAAAAGCTTCGTGGATTTCGTTTTCACCGGATTATTATTGATGAGTTCTTGCTTATGCCAGAACGTATTTATAATGAAGTTATAGTGCCGTTTTTGTCTGTTGTTCAAAATCCCACACAAAGAGAAGAACTATATCAAGTGGAAAGTAGATTGATCGAGCAAGGTAAACTTTCTGAAGAAGATAGGTATCAATGGCCTAATAATAAACTAATCGCTCTTTCATCTGCTTCTTTTAAATTTGAATATTTATACAAGTTATACGAACAGTATGAGAATTTAATTTTTAACCCCAAGAATGGCGAACGCACACGGCGTTGTGTTATGCAGTTTAGTTATGATTGCGCCCCCGTACAACTATACGATCAAAATCTTATTAATCAAGCGAAAGCGACAATGAGTGAGTCTCAGTTTATGCGAGAGTTTGGCGCTCAATTTACTGACGATAGTTCTGGTTATTTTAAAATATCTAAAATGGCATTATGTACTGTTCCTGACGGAGAATCACCTTCTGTAGAAGTCGTTGGAAAACCGGAAGACGAATATATTGTAGCGGTTGACCCTTCATGGTCTGAAACAGAATCTTCTGATGATTTTGCAATTCAAGTTTTAAAATTAAATCAAGAAAAACAAATTAGTACATTAGTGCATTCTTATGCTTTATCAGGTAGTTCTTTAAAGGATCATATTAAATACTTTTTATATATTTTAAAGAATTTTAATGTTATTGCCGTGTGTATGGATTACAACGGTGGTGTGCAATTTATGAACTCTTGTAATGAGAGTGAATTATTTAAAAGTGAAGGGATTAATTTAAAACAAATTGTTACTGAATTTGAAAAACCAGAAGACTATCCTCAAAACTTAACAATGGCTAAAAATGAATACAATAAATCAGATTATAAATATGTATTTTTAAGAAAGCCGACTTCTAGCTGGATTAGAACCGCCAATGAATTACTTCAAGCAAATTTTGATCATAGAAGAATATTTTTTGGAAGCAGAGCTATAGATGACAATTTTAGAGCTCAAACTAAAAAGAAAATAGGAATATTAAATATGAAGTTTTCTAATATGGCTGATTCAGACAAACAAAATGAAGAAGCCAAAATGATCGATTTTGTTGAACATTTAACTGATATGATTTTGTTAACAAAAACTGAATGCGCACTTATTCAAATAACTACAACAGCCCAAGGTACACAGAGTTTTGATTTACCTCCAAATTTAAGAAGAAAAACTGGACCAGATAAACCAAGAAAAGATAGTTATTCGGCTTTAGTTTTAGGAAATTGGTTGGCTAAGATTTATAGAGATATGAACAACACTCAAGTAGAAGAGATTGAAGCGACTTTTACTCCGATGTTTATAAATTAAAATAAAAGTTAAAAAGTCACTTTGAAAGTAACTTTGTGTAAATATAATATAGATATGCCACGTAAATATACAAAAAAATCAGATTATTGGAATAAATTCTCTTCCGGCAATGAAAGTAACAATTCATCTTTAGAGGATTTGATTCAAAACAAATCTTCAGAGCCGCAACTGTTAGGAGACCCATTTTACAATTTTGATGGCAAAGCTGCGTATTCAAGAACTGGTGGAGAGGCTTCAACTAGTATACGAAGAAATCGAATTGCAACAGGTCCTAAGTTCAATAAATACGCAAATATTAGAGAAGGTCTTTTACCGTTTGAAATGTCAATCAACGGTTACAACGTAAGAGATGCTATTGAGTTATGTCAAAAAGCTTATTCTAATGTGGCTATATTTAGAAATGCTGTTGATATCATGTCTGAGTTTTCTAACGCTGAAATAACTTTGGAAGGAGGTAGCAGTAGAGCTCAAGATTTTTTCCACAAATGGATGAAATATGTAAAAATGTGGAGAATAAAAGATCAATACTTTAGAGAGTACTATCGCAGCGGCAATATTTTCTTTTACAAATTAAATGCTAAATTTGGTTTAGATGATTTTCAATCCATATTGAAATCTTATGCTAATGCTGATGGTTTATCTTACGATAATACAGAAAAAATTCATAATTATCCTACATCTTATGATGTTAAGAATTCTATTCCTGTTCAGTACACCCTCTTAAATCCTTTTTATGTAGTAGCTAACAGGACAACTTCTTGGAAACAAGTAATTTACGAAAAGATACTTTCAGAATACGAACTAGAAAGACTTCAAAATCCAAAAAATGAACATGATAAAATTATTTTTGAAAGCTTGGATTCTGCAGCTAAAGATAAGATTAAAAACGGGCAGTGGTCTCAAGACGGTTTAAAAATACAATTAAACCCCACAGATGTTATTTATTCTTTTTATAAAAAACAAGATTACGAACCATTTGCGGTGCCGTTTGGTTTTGCGGTTTTAGATGATATTAATTTTAAATTAGAAATGAAAAAGATTGATCAGGCTATTTGCAGAACTGTTGAAAATGTAATTCTTCTTATAACTTTAGGAACTGAGCCTTCTAAAGGTGGAATTAATCATAAGAATATTTCTGCAATGCAATCTTTATTAGGCAATCAATCAGTTGGCCGCGTACTAGTTGCAGATTATACAACAAAAGCTGATTTTATTATTCCTGATATGAACAAAGTATTAGGGTATGAAAAATATAAAATTGTTAACGAAGACATTAAAGAAGGTTTACAGAATATTTTAATTGGTTCTGAAAAGTTCGCTAATACTACAATTAAAGCCCAAGTATTTTTTGAAAGACTAAGGGAAGCTAGAAATGCATTCTTAAATGATTTCTTGCAACCAGAAATGGAATTAATATTCAAGAATTTAGGTTTTAAAGGTAAATGTCCAGTCGCTAAATTTGAGGAAGTATCCATTAAAGATGAAACTCAATTTAATAGAGTTGTAACTAGAATGATGGAGTTAGGTATTTTACCTCCAGAAGAAGGTATTAAAGTTATTGAAACGGGCATTTATCCTTCTGGTCCAGAATTAGAAGCCGCTCAAGAAAAGTTTGTCGAACAGAGAAAGAAAGGTTTTTATAATCCTATTGTTGGTGGTGTTCCTAGCGTAGCGCCTCCTATCCCGGGAGAAGATTCAAATGATGAATCACAATCAAATCCAGAGCCAGTTAAAAATAAAGTTCCAAATGAAGTTGGAAGACCTATAGGAACTACCACCGCAAACGTTTATTCGAGAGAAGCTATTGCGGAAGTTTTTGATTTGACTAAGGAGTTATACTCTAATGTTCAAAATTTATTAAAAGAAAAATATAATAAAAAACGCTTAAATAAAGAACAAAAGAAGTTAGCTGAAAGTGTTAGTGAAGCTATTATTATAGGCGCAGAAAGTCAAAATTGGAACAACACTGCCGAAAGCGTTTTAAAAGATCCATCTACTTTAGATAAGTTAGGTGTGATGAAAGCTGTGCAAGATCTTGCGGCAGAACATGATTTGAATACTTACGCAGCTGCTTTATTATATCACAGTAATAAAAAATAAGTGTAATAATTACTATGTATAAATACATAACGCGGTTCGATAATGTTGTGACTGCTTCAGTAAATTTTGATAATAATTTACTGTTGTCTCAGGCATCATTAGAGCCTATTAAAGGTTTAATTCCTAAGTCAGTTAACTTAGAAAAAAATGTAGATTTAATTGGTGCCGCTTTTAACGGAGCAGTTGTTAACGCTTTCAATAAAAACGGCGATGGAATTAATACTGACACCGCTATTGAGTTTAAAAACTATTTTATACATAAACCTACTAATATTGAACATAAAAAACAAAAAGTAGTAGGTCACATTGTTAATTCTGCTTTTTCTTCTTTTGGGGAAAACAAGATTTTAACAGATGAAGATGTCAAGGGATCGTTAGATCCTTTTAATATTGCTTTAGCTGCTGTTGTTTATAAAACTGTAGATAAAGATTTTGCTGAAGCACTTTTAGAGTCTAATGATCCTGATTCAAACTTGTATCAAAAAATAAGCGCAAGCTGGGAGATAGGATTCAATGATTATAATATCGCTTTGGGTAGTGATAAGCTTAATGAAGCTGAGATCATTACTAAAAAAGAACAAATAAATGAATTTAAAAAATATCTGCGAGGTTTTGATGGTACTGGGTTCACAGATGATGGAACTCCAGTTTATCGCCTTGTAACTGGAAGAATTTATCCGTTAGGTATCGGTTTCACGACCAACCCTGCGGCAAATGTAAATGGCGTAATTGTTGATGATGGAACTCAAGATGTAATGGATAAAAACAATGCGAATGATAATGAAGGTGATAATAATACACCAGAAGTAATTAAAATTCGTGAAAATTTTTCACAAAATAAAAAAACACCTGTAAAACTTAACAAAACTAATATTATGGATTTAGAACAGATATTATCAGATTTAAAGACCGTCCTTGCTGAAAAGCGAGAGAACGAAAAGTTCAGTGATGAAGCTGTTGCCAGCATTTCAAAAACCATCGCTGATAGCATCAAAGAAAAGAGCGAAGAAATTCAATCTAAGATTAGTGACGCTGAGCAAGCTAAGCTTGAGGCCGTTGCTGAAGCTGAAGAGCTTAAGAAAAATCTTAGT